GGCGGCGATGGCGTCGATGGCGGCGCGGGCGTCGATGGCGGCGCGGGCGTCGCGGGCGCCGCGGGCGTCGATGGCGTCGATGGCAACGAGGGTGGCGCGTCGCTTACTGAAAGCATCCAACACGCCATCGACCATCCGCCGCAGACTGTCGTGCGTGTCCAGAGACCAGCCGCGCCTGATGCGCTCGACTTTTCGATCAATACCAAGAGCCGCAAGGTACGAGCGCAACTGGCGCTCGACCTCAGCCTCGTCAAGGCGCCCTGGGTAGTTACACGCCTCGATATACTCCTGCATCGTCACCATGATAGGTCTCCTCAATCGGCCACGATGCGCGCGTGCTCGGCAGTCCACTCTCTTTGGCGGCGGATGCGGTACGTGCCGGCGGGGAGCGTGATGGTGTCATGTTCCTCGTGGACGAGATCGGCAGGACGATCCAGCTTGACGTGGCCGATGTAGAGCCCGTCCGGAACGTCTCGCGCGAGACCGTCGTCGCGAAACAGCGCCACGCCGCTGTCGCCCGTGAACCTGTGCCGATGCCCCGTCACCTCGCCGCGCGCGAGCACGATAGAGCCGTCCTGGTCGATGCCAGTCTCGCGGCCGTTCGCGGCGCCGACCTTGGACGCGGCTTGCGGCGTCTGTTTGATCAATTCGATGATGATGTCGCCTTGGGCATAAATGGTCATGTGGTCCCCACTTTCGTTTGTCGCTTGATCTCTTCGATCTTTACGCCCAACACAGTTTCAACGTACTCGTAGACGGCGGCCCTGATCGTCTCGAATTTTTTTTTGCCGGCCGCGTCGTAGGCCGTTGAATCGGGAACCGCGATGCGGACGCCACCCTCGATCTGAAAGACCCGCATGCAGTGGATCTTCCGTTTCGAGATTTCAAACGTGGCCCGCGCCGTCCGCATCGCGATGGCGATGTCCTCTGCTTCAACGTCGATGGTCTGGGCAAAAGACAATTCGATCAGGATCCAGCCGTACAGGTTTTCTCGGCTGGTCGGCTTGCATTTGTGGGTCTCCGGCCAGTTGTCATAGGCGGTTTGCATCATCGCCCAGAACATCCCATGGTCTTTATCCGACCGGTGCTTCATTGGTCCGCCGCACGTCGGGCACAGCTTCCCGCTGATGATGCCAGCACCAGGGGCCTCAGTGGGCCTCTCGATGCCTGCTTGTGCCCGTTGTGAGATCGACGTCATTTGTCCAATCGCTTGATCGCCGGCTCACCATCAGCGTCGGTCGTCCGGATGACCGTCCGCCCATCTTTATGCCGCCAATAAAGATCATCGCCGTTGCGGACGACCTGACGAAACTTCGCGCGTTTCAGAGACTCGGTGATGCGCGCGACGATCTCTCGCTTGGCTTCTGGTGACATGCTGTACTCCCCGCTCATTTCAACACCCAGTCATTCCGCCGCGACCGGCTGCTTTGCGGTCACGCGACCCCATGCTTCGGCACGGAGGCGCTTGGCCTTGGTCATCCGCTCATCATCAACGTCGCCAGCAACCTTTTCGAAACCTTTCCACACGCTGTTGACCTTGGCCGGAGACGATGCCGCCTCCAGCGCCGACGCAAGCGCGTCAAGCATGGCGTCGCCAGTCTCCGCCACCGGAGCGCTTGTCTCGCCCGATGTTGACTCCGACGACGTCTGTGGCGCATTGGCCGGGGTATCGAAGGTCGGAACTTCGTCAGCGGTCGGCGGTGCCTCCGCAACACGAACACCGTATCGGGACGGCTCTCCCGTCAGATCACGGTGCAGGCTGTCGTAGTTGGCCTGCAGATCGTGAAGCGGCATCAGCTTCTCGATCTCAGTCCGGCTGGTGCACTTGAAGTGCTTCTTGATCAGCTCGGCCCGCTTTGCCTTGGCGTCGTTCGACGTTCCCGACAGACCCTTTTCCACCAGAAGCGCCTCGATCTCGTCGATGACGATCTCGCGGCGTACGGAAGTGGTATTGTTCGTCCCGCGCTCATCATCCGGAATCGATGCTGCTGATGACGCATTGTCGTCGAACGCAAATTGCTTGCCGCCGATGTTCAGGTATTCAACGTGCGGCAGAAAGCTCGCAAACGTCGGGTCCTTGAAGCTTTTGCCATCAAGCGACTTCGCGTCCGGGCGGCGATCTTTCAGAACATGAGCGATGTGGTGGATCGTATGCTCATCGACGTCCTGCTGACGCTCCATCTGGACGAGCAGGCTTGGCTCGAACCCCAACTCGCCTTCTGCCTTGAGCTTGACGCCCGTCTTCTCGATTTGCTTCTTGCCGGTATCGTCGACATAGTGCTCGTATTCGAATCCCATGCGACCGCACATGATCGTGTGAATGGGGTCGTTCAGGAAGCGCGTCGTGAACTTCTTGCGCCACTCATTCTTGAGCCATGACCAGTCCTGGAACTCAAGTCCGCGTCGGCGCTTTTTGACCTCCTTGTACGTCTCCGTGAACTCGACCCAGAACGCGGTGATGCTGTCGATGATCAGAACCGACGCTTCCGATCGCGCAATGTTCATCGCCTGCGCGAGATCGGTGAACGTCGTGGTCGAGGCAACCTGAAGATCGATGCCGACCTCCTCGAACCGTTTGATCATCCACGATGCGCCGTTCTCCGAATCAACGAAGTAGACCGGCTTTCGACCTTGCTCCAGGCCATGCTTCTGCATGTACTGAACCATGCCGATCGCGAGGCTGGATGCCGTGAACGTCTTGCCGGACCCCGCAAGCCCCATGAAAGCCGCCTTCAAATAGGCGGCGTTGTTCTGTGCTGGCTTGAAAAGGCTCATGCGCGTTTCTCCTGTGCCGTCATCTCTTCGCGCTGTGCGGCCTTGTGTGCCCGCTGCCAGCCAATCTTCCACCCTTCCGGCATTCGCAGTTTCCAGCCGCATTTCATCCGGTAGGCCCGCTCGCCGGCTTGAACATCACGGGCATGCTGCTCTGGTGTCTTGCGCTCTCTCGCCTGCATCGGTGACTCTCCCGCTACGTGTGCCACTGACTGAAAATGGAAGGCGGCGGAGGAACACACACATACGCCCCGCTTCGGATGGGGTTACGACCCCGCCGCCCTGCCCTGTCGGGACTATCCGCCCCTCCCGACAGGTAGCCCGCTAGGCTGCTTGATGTTGAAGAGGTCGAGCCAAGGCCGCGTTGATCGCTGCCGCGATCGCGTCGGCCTGCTCGGGTGTGTCGACAAACAGCGTGACGTCGATGTCGCGCCGGCCCTCGCGTGTCGCTTCAATGATCACGACACCGCAACGCGTTTGGTTACGCGTGAACGCCTGTCTCTCAAGGCCTTCGACGTTAAGATGAGCACAGACCGACATCATGCCGCGTACCTCCCGCCCTTGAGCCCTACGCCGTAAATCGGCGGGCTGTCTGTCTCGGCGCGTGGCTGCTGTGCCGCGACCGCTTCGCGATAAAGCTGGAGTGCAACCCTCAGATCGTCGATCTCGCCGCGAACGTCGTGAATTTGCGTCGAGACGGCCCAACTCTGCGGTTCCGCCATCGCGGTCTCGAACTGCTGCAACTCGAAAATGATGTGCGCGATTTCAGCCGACAGGCTTTTGTCCGTGGTCATCACCAGCGCTCCATCGTTTCGCGGTAGGCCTCATCTGCATTATGGTCTGCAGCCTCGCGGGTCGCATCCCGCTCACTGACGTCGAGATCACGCATGGCGCGGTTGAACTCGGATGTGTTGAGAACGCCGCGCTGGTAATCACGCTCCAGTTGCTCACGCTCGCGGTCGAATTGGCTGTGGTTCACTCGGTGGCGCATGTCGGACTCCCCTGGATGCATTCACCGGCCGCCGAGAGACTGTGGACTCTCATCTGAGCCGGGCGTGGCCACCAGTGGCGGCCGGTGAATTGCGATAATCACAACGCTCCACGCACGACGTCGGCCTGGACGTCGTCAAGAAGAGACGCCACCTCGGCAGCGCCGATCTCGGAAACGGCATCGCGTGCCGCCTGACGAAGCCGCTGACGCTCGCGCTCCTTGCGGGCGTCGTCGCTGATCGTCGACAGCGCCATGCGCTGTGCAACCTCGCGAAGCTTGTCGGTGTGGGAGTAGGCCGGCTGCGGCGGAACGGGGCGCTTCGGCGGCGGCAGCGCCACAACCTGAGCCGTGGTGCCGCTCCTCGCGGCCTCCAGCTTCCGCATCACGCCGCCAACGGCGGTGCTGAGCGGGATCATCGTCGGCATGTCTGCATCGCGGTTCATTTGGCCCTCTTGCGCAATGTGTTGCGATAAACGCAATACGACGAGCGCAATTAGTTGTCAAACAAAATGTTGCGATCCTCGCAACAAAAGTGAGATACGGAACCGCCGTGGCCAATTTGCATCGGGTCCACGGCGGCTTGTGGCAGGGTGGGATTAAGCGACAGAGCGGGCCGATGCCGCGTCGGCCACGTGGTCGAGAACGTCGAGTCGCACTGCGCGCATGAGGAACCATCCACCAGTCGTGCGTACTGCCGCAGAGAAACGTACCGTGGGTCGGGAACCCACGGCACCATCACTGTACGACTTGTGCTGGAACGGAAACATCCGTTCTGGCCTGCACCCCGCCTGCAAACGGGGCGCTTTCACCAAAATATGATGCAATCTCCTTCAGTTCCTCGATTTGGATACGCCGCGCGCCGCTCGCCATCCGCGACACCGCAGACGGGTCGATCCCTAAATGCTTTGCGAGACCGCGTGCACTCCGCCCAGAGGAGTGCCGGTGCTTCGCCAGCATCATTCGTAACCATTCATCGTGCGTCATGGGCGCTGCCGTGCCACAGCGACGCGCACCCTTCAAGCGCAAGATGTGCAACGGATTTCTCGTCAGTGCAACAACTTATTGAGCATGGGACGCAAGGGTCGTTGACATCGCAATGCGATTTACGCAATATGACAGCCATGAGCCACATCTGCCTCGAACCAGCCGCAACCGTCCTGTCGATCCTCGGCCGTGGGGATCAACGCGCAGGGCGTCGGCTTGCGCGCGAAGTCCTGCAGGTCGATCGCTCACGTGTGCATCGGTGGGGATACCCCAAGGGGCGTGCCGGCGGCACCGGTGGCCACATTCCGCGCGATCAGGCGGAAAAGCTGCTGCATTATGCTCAGACCGCTGGGATACCGTTGCGGCCAGAGCATTTTTTTCAGCGGCCTGCCAACCGGTCACTTGAGGCCTCCGTCGCGGCCTGATCGCCGCGTGTATCTGTGTTGCGTTGTGTCACCTCCGTCACAAACGGCAACGCAATGCGATACGACTCTCACATTATTCTGCGCCTGACCATCAAGTGCCCGTCCGGAGCGACGGCCAGCGTTTTTATTGGTCGTCGCAAGACGCACCTCGTGGTGCAGCCCGTCATTGGGCATTCCTCCCTAGACTCAGAGCCGCTGGCGACAGTCAGCGGCTCTCCTTTGCGGAGCGGGCACCATGTCAACTAGCACTTGCATCGGCTGGACCGATGAGCGCGTTGAGATTCTGAAAAAGCTCTGGGCGGAAGGGCTGAGTTGCAGCCAGATCGCCAACCGGCTTGGTGGAACGACCCGTAATGCCGTGATCGGCAAGGTGACGCGACTCGAGTCGCCGCCGCGCGCCACATCATCGCGGACACACACGGCGCGTGCGTTCAAGCCGTCTCGGTCATCTGTCAAAGCGACGAAGCCCCCGCGCCAACCGGTGGAGCGTTCCCGGAGGCCCTTGGCCGATATCTTCGAGACGAACCCGGAGCCGTTTGCGGTCGAGCCGGATCTGGTTGTGCCGATCGAGGCCCGCAAAGGGCTAATTGATCTGGAAAAGGACGACTGCCGCTGGCCGATTGGCGATCCGCAGCACGCCGACTTCCACTTCTGCAACCGGCACAAGGTACCCGGTCTGCCGTATTGCGAGTTCCATGCGCGCCGGGCCTACCAGCCGCGTAAATCGCGTGTTCAGTCGGTGTTTGCCGGTCCCGCGCCGCAAGCGGCCCGGGCCGACGACGATCTCGTGGGGGCCTAGCCTTGGGATAAATGGGGGATAGCCATGCTGCTGTTTGGGCGCCTTTTTGAGCGCCTGCCGACGATCCGCTGGGGCGCGGATGAGGGGACGCGAGGCGATGTGGTCCAATCGACCGCGTCGCCTCGCGGCGCTGTCGTTGTTGATGATGACGATTGCCCGATTCCAGTGCCCCTGCCGGCCGACGACAAGGTATGGCCAGACGACCCGGATGAGGTCCCTGAATGGGTGCTTCGAGCCGAGGCGTTGCGCGAGCGCGTCGGGATTGTTCCAATCCGCGTGCCGGCGAGAACACGGCGCGAGCACGAGGAAAAAGATAAGCTCTGTGACGAACGTCTGCGACAGCGCGGGATCGTGTCGTGCATCGACGACGAGATCCGGTTGATGCCGGCGCTTCCCCCGGACTTGGCCGCGCGCGACTTCGTGACGGATCTGCGTGTGACCGGCCGCATCGGGCGATATACGTCGGATGAGCTGACCGACGCGTATCTGACGCATTGCGCCGAGAACCGTCGCGCGCCGACCACCGAAAACCTCGTCCGCCGTGAGTTGAAGAAGCTGGCCGGCGTGACCTGCGAACAGATCGAGGCCGGCAAGGTTCACGGCCGGCGCCAGCGCATTCGCGTCTGGATTATCGAGGATGGCGTTGAGAGCGACATCGCGCCGGACGTCGATGACGCGTCCACGATGGAGATCGAGCCGCTTCGGATGGCGGCCTGAAACGACGAAACCCCAAGCCGGCCAGCTTGGGGTTTCGGAAAGAGCCTGATCGCGCCGCGAGCGCAAACCAGAAGGACACGCACGATGTTCATAGCCGAACTGCGCCCAATACACAAGCCCCACATGCAAGATCCACAAGCCGTGGTGGATTGTGGGCAGTGTCGCGCACACCATGTTGCGATTATCGCAAGGTCGTGCCTTCGTCACGCGACGGAGGTTTGAGCCATGGACGAACTACCCCACAACATTGAAGCGGAGCAAGCCCTACTGGGCACGCTGCTACTCAACAATGGTCTGTTGGATCGGGTCGCCGATCTGATCGGCGGACCATCGTTCTATGACCCGGTCCACGCAGCGCTCTACACGCTGATCTCGGGTAAGATCCAGGCGGGTCATCTAGCCACGCCGATCACGCTGAAAGCAGATGTTGCCGGCTTCGACCCGATTTCTGACGACATGACCGTCTCGCAGTACCTGGGTCGGCTTGCTGTCCGGGCTGCAAACCCGGCAAGCGTTATCGACTACGCTAGAACGATCAAGGATCTAGCGATGCGGCGAGCTTTGGTCGGGATTGCGCAGGATCTGGCCTTTGCCGCCTGCCAGACGTCGGACGACGCACCAGCCTCTGCTTTGGTCGAGGAAGCCGAGCGCAGCCTGTTTGCGCTGAACGATAACTCCAAGGCCTCGCGTGAGATCCTGTTTAGGGACGCGGTTCGCCAAGCACTGAACGCTGCAAACGATGCCTATGCCCGAGGGGGCGCGCTGGCTGGCCTGTCGACGGGGTTGATCGATCTTGATGCTCGCATGGGGGGGCTCAACAAAAGCGATCTGATCGTGCTGGCGGGGCGGCCTGCAATGGGCAAGAGCGCCTTGTCCATGAACATCGCGTACACCGTCGCCGCACCATCAAACGCGCATCCGAAAGGCCAGCACGTCCATTTTTTCTCGCAGGAGATGTCGGCTGCCCAGCTTGCGATGCGTGTCCTGGCTGAAAAGAGCGAGATCGCGTCGAACAAGCTGCGCCGGGGGCAGTTCTCGGAAGACGAATTCGGCTCGGTGGCACGGACTGCCGAACGCCTGGCCGACACCAGCATGACGATTGACGAGACTGGCGGGTTGACGCTGGCGCAGCTTGTTTCACGCGCACGTCGCGTTAAACGGCAGCGCGGCACGGCCCTGATCGTGATCGACTACATCCAGCTCATGCAAGCCTCGCGACGCCGCGAAAACCGCGTCCAGGACATCACCGAGATCACAACCGGACTGAAGGCCTTGGCGAAGGATCTGGACGTTCCGATCATCGCCCTGTCGCAGCTCTCGCGCGCGGTCGAAACGCGATCCGACAAGCGCCCCCAGCTCTCTGATCTGCGTGAATCCGGGTCGATAGAACAGGACGCCGACATCGTCATGTTTGTGTACCGCGACGACTACTACCTGAGCCGCGAAGAGCCCGACGATGACGACATCAGCAAGTATGTCGAGTGGCAGACCAAAATGCAGAAGTCCACGGGCGCTGCCGAAGTGATCATTGCCAAGAACAGGCACGAGCCGACCGGCATCGTCAAACTCGGCTTCAACGCGTCGCTCACTCAGTTCCACAATCTTGCGAGGGCACCATGAGGCTTGATCCCGACCACGTCCGCACGCTGGCCCGCGCGATCACGACCGAGGATGGTGATGCCTCGCTCAAGGTCGACATGGCGGCCATGCGCAACGCGCAGGAGCGGCTTTCGCTGTGGGAGCTTGGGCTTTTGTCCAAAGCCCTTGGGCGGGCCATCGCTGCCACGCGCAAGAGCCCCGAACAGCGTGTTCTGCTCGCTCTATTCGCACACAGGGAGGACGGCGAATGATCCTTCCCCACAATCACAATGGCGGTCCCTCGCTGATCGAGGATGACGAGGACCGCCCGCGCATGATGTACGCGCGGATCCACGTCTCCGATCTTCTGAACGGCATTCGCACGCTCTCGATGGAAGAGCGCGGGTTCTACCTGTCGGCGATGTTCAACATGTACGATTTGATGGGCGAGTTGCCCGAAGACGACCGCAAGGCGGCGATGATCATCGGGTGTGAAATCCGCATGTATCGTCGTTTGAAAGAGCGGCTGATCGAGATCGGAAAGCTGTCCCGCGACGAGCAAAATCGCATCTACAACGATCGGGTCCAGAGGGAGATTTCGGCCTACTGTCAGGAGTACAAAAACCGTCGTCAGGCAGCACTGGAGCGCGAGGAAAAGAAGCGTCTCAAAGGGTCTGTTGTAGATGAGATGCGGCCGACTTCCGGCCAACTTCCGCTGAACTTCTCCCGAACTTCGGGCCAAAGTTCGGGAGAAGTTGCCGGGACTTCGCCGGGAAGTCCCGGAGAAGTCTACCAACAAGTTTCCAAAAAAACCAATGAAATCAACGACACACCCACCACAACAGGACCAGAGGCGTCCGGAAATTTGTGGTCCTACGCGCGCGCGTTACCTAAGCCTAAGCTATTAAGTAAAGACCCCCAAAGCCCCCCACAGGGGGGCGTCGACCTGGACGATCAATTCGAGGTCTGGTGGTCGTCGTTTCCACCGAGTGTCCGCAAGCATGGCAAGGGCGAATGCCGGCAGCTGTTCCGTCAGGTCGTGACCGGCTACCGCATCCCCGGCAAGCGCGGGCAGCAAAAAATTCTCGACCACGGAACGGCGACGGCGGAGCAGTTGATCGACGCGGTTCGGCGTTACGCGGCGACGAGCCCCAACCCGGAGTTCGTCCCCGCGCCAGCCACGTGGTTCAACCAGGGGCGATGGTTGGATGCCCCCACGCCGGCTGAGCCCCACGCCGCCCACCAGACGGGCGTCAAAAAGCCGGCGCCGTTCTGGTGGCGTGGCCAGGAGGACCGCGCCCGAGGGTTGCCCATCGAGGTTTGGACCAAGGCCGTGACGGCGCACGCCAACGGCATTTGGCCGGAAGAGACCCTGGGGCCACCGCCGGGCAACGAGGGGTGCCTTGTGCCGCGTGATCTGGTTGTGGCGATGCGTCTTGATCAAATCTACACGCCAAACGGAACAAAACGATGAAATCACTAAAGCAGCGCGTGTTTATCGACACCAAGGCAAAGTTTTCGTTGTCTAAAACCGACAAGGACAACATCAGAACACTACGATCAAAAGGCATGACGTTTACGCGAATAGCTCAGCGTCTTGGGTTGCCTGAGAAGGCCGTGGCAGATTGTCTTGGAATACACTTGCAACGGGAGGATGCGTGATGCAGGAAATCATCAATTCTATTTTTATCGGCTTGCCGTTCGTTGCGTTGGGCGCAGCGGTAACGTTGTTGGTTGCGAACTTCCGAGCGTGACGTCACGTCAGATCATCGTTTCCCGTCGCGAGGTTTGCGCAGGGCTGGCGTTCAGCGTCTTGTTCGACCCGACCTAGCCAAAACAGCAAGAAGCCGTCAGGTGATCAAATTTGGGGCTTCTAGCGCAATGTGTCCATTTGGCTGCACAGGACGATGTGATTTGCGCAATTGAACTTGACGGCATGTTGCGATTATCGCAATGTGCGCCGCAGTTCGATCCTCGTGCCGCGTCCCCGTAAAGCGTTGAGCCTTTGTCCTGCCGTGCCCGTGTCGGTGCGGCATCAAGCTTGATGATGGTGGCGAAGATGAGAAAACGAGTTCCGAAAAGCAAGCGGATCGAGCGCCTGCTTGAGCAGGGAGTGTCAGCGAGCGAGATCGTGCGCCGTGTCGGATGCTCGGTCGGCTACGTCTACAAGATCAAATGCTGTGTCGGCCATCGTGGGCATTTAGCTTATCTCGAAGGTTTGCGTCGTGCAGCCGGTGTGCAGCCGGCTGCCGTGATCGCAGCGCAACGCCGCGCAAAAGCGCTGGTACGCGCCAAGGCCGTGGCAGCGGCGGTCGATGCGGGATTGTCCTACACGCAAGCTGCAAAAGTATTGGGTTTTGCCACGCGTGGCGTCGTTGCCGGCATCGTGCACCGGTCGCGCGGCGCATAATCGAACACTGACGATGCGTATTTGTCTTCCGCGTTGTGCTGCGTTCGACGACGGGATGCACCCACCGTGGACCTTGTCATCATGATGCTGTGGTTTGCAACGGGCGACGTCTCGATGGACGTCGCGGACGGCAAGGGCTGCCGCCAGATGCAAGCGCTGATCGAACGTGGCGTGCGCGTTATCGCGCTTTACGACGATGGACCGACGATCGAGGTCGTCAAGGTGGTGTGTCAATCCATGACGGACGGGGGAGAAGGGTGATGGATGAATTCCGGATCAAGCTCGTCAACGTCGTCATCAAAAACGACTGGACACCGACGATCACCGACCACGCCGTCATGCGCTACGGCGAGCGCGTTCTAGGGATCAACGTCGGAGCACTACGGCGGAAGATGAATACAGCGCAAGTCCGCAAGGCAATCGCGCGCGGGTGGAAAACGGTCAAGGTCGACGGCTGCACGTTTGTGATCTGCAACGGCCGGGTCGTGACGGTGCTGAGCAAGGGGATGATCCCGAAAGAGATCACGGCAAGAGGCGGCGATCGGGGGCCATTCACATCCTCAGTCAAGGATCAACTGCCGGACTGGCAAGTGCGTGTACTGGAGCGGATGAAAGCGGCGGGATCTGTTGGCGAGGGCGAGGTATGATCGTCAAAACATTCCTCGACGGCGCTGTCACGCTGCACTGTGGCGACAACCGCGTGTCGCTGGCGTCGATTCCGGATAACAGCATCGACAGTGTGGTGACCGATCCACCGTATGCACTGGTCTCGATCGTCAAGCGGTTTTGGTCAGCGAGTGCCGCGCCGGCCAAGGGTGACGTGTACGCAAGAGCAAGTGCGGGCTTTATGGGCAAGCAGTGGGACACAGGTGAGGTCGCATTTGCGGCCGAGTTCTGGACCGATGTGTTGCGCGTGCTGAAGCCCGGCGGGCACGTTCTCGCGTTCTCCGGCACGCGGACCTACCACCGTCTCGCATGCGCGATCGAGGATGCGGGGTTTGAAATCCGCGACTGCGTGTTCTGGCACTACGGGTCGGGGTTTCCTAAGTCGCACGACGTGTCGAAGGCGATCGACAAGAAGGCTGGGGCACAGCGAGAAAAGATCGCCGTCGGCGCTCCCGTCAAACGAATGATCCCGGGTGCTGATCAGAATGGCAACGGTTCATGGATCAAAGACAACGGGCGCACGTATCAGCCCGGTGTCGAGGTGCCGGCGACAGATGAAGCTAAGCAGTGGGACGGGTGGGGTACTGCGCTCAAGCCGGCGACCGAGCCCATTGTCGTTGCTCGCAAGCCGCTCATTGGGACGATTGTTGAAAACGTGCTGATGCATGGAACGGGGGCAATCAACATTGATGGGTGCAGGGTTGAGGCGTCGGCACGTCCTCTGCTTGTGACTGATCCGAAGGCGACCGACAGCAACGTCTATGTCGGACGAACTGGCGACGGTGGATTGGGGAAGGGGCTGGATGGCGGATCGAAAGCAGTTGGCTCAACTGATCTCGGCCGCTTTCCCGCCAATCTGATCCACGATGGCAGCGATGAAGTGCTGGCGTGTTTTCCGGATGCAGGAGGCCAACAAGGGCCAATCAGCGCGTCGGCTCCAAGCACGAAAACCAATAACATCTATGGCGCAATGAAGCGCGAAGGCGAAGCATCGCAAGGCAAGAGATACAGCGATAAGGGCGCCACCGACTTTGCAGCATTACCGGGAGCGCGGCGCTTTGATGATGGCTCCGCCGCCCGATTCTTTTACACCGCCAAGGCTGATGCTGAAGATCGCCTTGGATCAAAGCACCCGACGGTCAAGCCTGTCGATCTCATGCAGTACCTTGTACGCCTCGTCACGCGCAAAGGTGGCGTCGTGCTTGATCCGTTTGCCGGCACCGGCACGACCGGTGAAGCAGCATGGCGTGAGGGGATGCGCGCGATCCTGATGGAGCGTGATCCGGAATATCAGGACGACATCGCTCGCCGCATGGAGCTTGCTGTGCAGCCGACCAAGCGGGCCGCCGTCGCAAAGACCAAAAACAAGCTCGACGATCCCAATAGCTTGCCGCTCTTTGGTGGCGTGAAATGACAGAAACGCTGCGTTACTGGCCGAAGGACCAGCCAATCCCATCCGGGTGGGAACTGGTCTCCGATCTATCCGGCACACACCACGGGACATACAGCGTGTTGATCCGAGAGGTGAAAACATGATCGCAGGAACCATTACGCTTTTTGTGGCCAAGACGATTGGCCTTGGGTCACTTGTCGGTGCTGGTATCGTGGCGTCGCGGACATCCACGCAACGCGCCGTGGCACGGCTTGCCCTATCCGTCGACCGACCACTGGCGATCTCGCCACCCGATGTCGCGCCGCTGCCCTTAGCGCCAGAAGTGATTGCGGCACCCGACGACAACATCATCGACATCGAATGCCAGTCCATCAGCGATCTCAACGCGCGTCGGTGGCTGGACAAGGCACGCCTTGTCGCAATCGAACTCTCACGAACATCGGGGACGGTCACGGCCGACGATGTCCTAGCAGCGTGCCCGCTTGATCCCGGTGTCGACCCGGTCTGGCTGGCGCAGGTTTGGAGGCCCAGATCGGAGTGGGTCAAGACCGGCTCCATCATCTCGCGCCAGCGTCACGGGCGCAGCATTGTCGTCTGGCGTCA